AAACGGTCTTCTGCCCAGTTTGCCTTCTCGAAATTCAATCTATTGCTATATCCTAATCCGTAGGCATTCTCGCCCACTGGCGCAACACTGAAGTCATTCTGCATCTGCCCGGTGAAGAACAAAGTGACATTGCTCGCACTGCCCTTGCCCTGCTCGATACGATACTCAAGGTAAGTATTGGAATACGTACCTATCTGCGTACCGTCTGACTTGATTCCCCTCTCGTGAATCCGGTCACGCATCTCGGCAAGCAATGTGGTTGACACCTCACGCAACAATGAATCAGTCTCCTCCAAACTGAGCAGAGCATCCGTCAGGTCTTTGAGTTCCTTTATATCAATGGTGTACGTGGTACTCATTTCTTGCCACCACGCCTACCGCCTTTGCATCCGCATTTGTTTCTCATATCAGTAGAATTGTGTTGCTTCACGCAGTTGAACTGATTCGTTACACTCGATGCAGCAGTCGCAGGATAGTTTCAATCCCGATGCTGCCTGCTCCAATGACTTATTGTACTCGACTTGATACTCTGCTCTAAGGTCATTCAACCGTTGCAGATTGACGGTTGTGAACTGGTTGAGCTTGCTGCTATACAACTGCTCGGTTAGGACTTCGATGCCAAGCAAGTACCAATATGCACGGCTGAATAAGGTCTTGTTCTGACATATCATGGCATCCCAGTTGCAGACGATACTGAAGATACCGCTCATGCCGTAGGTGTTGCTGCCGAATGAACCTGCTGATACTGCGCCATCACTTGTGAATCCTTGCAATCGCACATCGCAACAAGACATCATAGAGCGATTATATGGTAGAACTAAATCGAGCAGATTTGCCACAGTTCCCATATTGACAAGAACTGCTATTCTCCAAGATGGATTGACATATAGGTTGTGAAATGTTGTATTGATTTCAATAACATTCTTGCCTGATATCAAATCAGAAGTTTTTGTGAGCAATGTCAATCCACTATCAAGATCAATGATATCAAATTGCGCCCCATTGTAAATCTGATCAGCAAAAAACACTATCTGCTGAAGATGAATACTCGCAAATGGTGAAGGAACAAACTCATAGTTTTCATCAATCAATTCAATTGTGAATCCTGCATATTGAGTAGGTACACTCGCTGCAAGACTTCCCACATCATTTCCCACATTAATGCCCTGCATGAGGGTGTTGAGCTTGTAGTGCTTGCCCATCTCCTGCCTGACATCAAGACTGAACCTCTGCTGCGCACGAGTCTGCACCATAGTCCAGATGTCTGAGTAGGTAGGCTCGTCTGTGTTGGTCAAGGTGACCAAGTTCTCCAAGCTCATTCCCGGCAGGTCGTTGACATACAATCCCGATGGGGGTGTGGTGCTACCGCATCCACGCAATCCAATGTAGTTGTCTAAGCAGTGAGCCATAGTTGGAATTTAAGATTGCTTGAAGGGGGAGATACGGTCAAGCACTCCCCCACTCAAACAACATCACAGATTAGGAATTTGTCATTGCGTAACGCAGAGTTCCGTTGCTACCAGCAAGACGGTCACCGCCATCATACGCATCTGTCGGAGTCACGAACAAGCCGTAACGCTTCTTGATGTAGAGGGCATAACCACGACCGGTCAAGGACTCAGTGTTTGCGTAGCCTGAAGGCAGGCTGCTTGCATCTTCGGGGCAGTCTACATACTTCACCTGAAGGTCGAAGCTGATGTTTCCCAGACCATTCGGAGTCCAGCACTGAGTGCGAGGATCAACGATAGTGGTGAAGAATGAAGTACCACGTGCGCCAGCGAAACTACCTACGTTATCGAGACGCTCAACGAGGTGAACGCTGCCCGGAGCGAACATACCTACGTGCTGCGCACCCCAAGTGCTACCAGTCTGACCTGAAGGGAAGAACTGGAAGTTTGCTGCAAGAGCAGAGGGGTCGAAGCCGATTGCTTGCGCAAGGGCGTTTTGGTTCTTCTGAATGCTATAAGCGTGCATCAAGCTACCAAGCGCACCAACGAACATCGGAGTACCGCAGAACTCGTTAGAAGCAGCATCAGTCAGAAGCTTAGTCAGACCAGTTCCAAGATCGTTCAGATTGCCGTCCTGCTCGATGTTCACGGTCACCGCAGTAGCAGAACCAGTCGCAACGTGCTTACCGAAGGAAGCAGCCATTGAAGTGGTCAGTACGTTCTCCATTTTCTGATAGATACCGTTCATCGCATGAAGGATTCCACGCAGGTGTTCAGTCATCATCTGAGTAGCAGGCTGACCAACCGCAACAGTGCGTGAAGCCTCTTCGCAATACTGACGAACAGTGTCATCTGCAATCCAAAGTCCAGTCTGAGCCACGTTGTTGACGCTGACAGAAGTCTCTTTGTATGCAGGCTGAAGGTCGATACCGCAGGAGTCAGTAGTAGACACCTGAGCAGCAACCGTGCGTGGCATATATTTCACATTCACTGTACGATAGTGACCACCAGTGAAGCCTTCCTGAATAGGAGAAGGACGATCAGGTGAAGTCACCAACATATTTAAGAAACCCGGTACAGTTACCTTTTGTCCGGGATAGTTTTGCCCTGCAATCGACTCAAGGTGGAGTAGCAGAGCTTCGCAATATCCGTTTGCCATTTTATTTGAGGATAAGTTGAAGTTTAATTTTTAGTTCACTCTTGTGTTGGCTTGCGCCCTGCTTTTGTTGTCTCTCGACCTTTGTAATTTTTGGCTATTGCCCTATCACGACTACGATTGTTTTTTATTGTGACCCTGCACGGAAGTCTGCCAGTGCCTTGCTGATTTGATTCTTAGCAGCAGGAGATACTGGCTTGTTCGGCAGTGGTGTCGGTGTCGGTACTCCGGCAGGCGTGGGCGTAGGTGCTGGGTTGTTCACCTTTAGCAACTTCGCCTCAGCCAGCACGGACTCCGTAAATGTCTTTATGTCTATCTGCTTGTTGTCGATTGTGAATGGCAGGTCAGGTGCTTCTGCGTTGACCAGTTTCAATCCGTCAGCAGTGTACTGGTACTTGCCTCCCTTCTCACGCAGTTTCTTCTCCCAAAGGTTGCGAGCAGTTGCAATGGTCACATCTTTATCGAGGTCGAGCGCATAGTTGTAACTACCGAACATACCTTGCAGTTCCTTGTCGGTCAACTGGGATTGCCACTGTGAATTGACGCTCTCAACATCCTTCTTGCGAGCTTCTTTCTCTGCATTGTAGAGTGAGGTGAGTTCGTTGATTTTGTCAACCAACGCTTTCTTCTCGCCTCCAGTCGCAGTGATTGCTCTCTCTCGTGCATCCGAGATAGCCTTCGCCAATAACGGAATACGGTTGTAAGTAGATTGCTCACCAAGAATTGCTGACTTGGTTTCGTCATCGAACTCATACGATTCAAGTACGTCTTTGATTTTGGTGTCAATGGTCGACAAAGCAGTAGCCGTGAAGTGCTTCTTCACTACTGGATTGTACTTGGCTTCGTCCTCAGTCATCAGTTTGCTCTGCATGGCAGAGGCAATAGTAGACGGAACTTGCACGCTTGAAAGCGCAGGATTTGTGACAACCGACTTCAATGATTCGTCAGCGTTGTCGATGCCTACACGGTCAGCAATTGATTGGATAAATTCAGCTAAATTCATATTGTTTTTTCCGATTTGCTCGGCTTGGTTTTACTCATATCAATCACAGTCTCCTTGATGACTTTCACCTCAGAATTGACTGGCAGGATGTCGCAGACACCATCGATGCCTTGCTTCATCAGCATTATCCTGACTTCATTCTCGTTTGATGCAGGGAATTGAAACCACTCCTTGCCATCTCTCATTACTTTACAGAATTTCTGATCCATACTTTACAAATATACATTACAAATTAGCGAATTCGTCACGCAGTTTCTTAGGCACTACCGCTGCACTAACCGGGTACAGTGCATGGTTGCAGTTGTAACCTCCTCTATTTATCCGGAAATTTGCAGCATTCGTACCGGGAATCATCCCTTGTGGTAGTCCAGTCTTCTCATAGATTGGCACTCTCTCCCCACATACGTAGCCATTCACAATGTCCTCAAGCTGGCTGCGGTGGATGTACTCCATGCACCCGGAACGCTTTGCTTGAATCAGCGCATCGCACAGAGGTCGGCTGGTGTCCTGAAGGCTTCCATCGTATTTATACCACACCAAGCCAAGATCATCCGTCAAGACTGCGTTATAGTTGGCTGAGTATTGGTTCAGCGAGTCGGTCACAATCTGCTTGGTGTACTTGACAAGCTTGCCATCTCCAGCATCGGTGTCAAGCATGAATTCCCTCACCTGCTCGATGAATTCTGCACGGCTACCGCCAGTAGTCACGTTCTTGACGAGTATATCCTTCACCGGGTCAACGAAGTTCACCCCAATGGCATCCTGACCAAGCTGCTCGACTACGGCTTCCTTTGCCAGCGACTGAATCTGCTCCATCACGCTCGGCACTTTGAACTTTCCCACCGTTGCGGTGAAGTATTGATTCTGAAGCCTTGTGAGTTCATCGTAGTCCTCCAGCAATAGGTCGAGGTCCTCTTGGTATTTCTTGTCGAATATGACCCGGTTCAGCTCGTCCTTGATTCGTGCAATGGTCCTGATGTTTTTAGCAGTCGGCTTAATCTTGCCGTCAGCATCGGTGTCGAGGTCTGCGCTGAGGTTCAGCACAACATCATAGGACTGCCGTTGAATGGTAGGCATACGCTCTGCCCATTGAGATACTCGCATCTCAATGAGTTCGGTGATTTTCTCTATGACTTGTGCTTGGGTAGCCATTACAATCCAGCATCAGCAGGAGTCGGAGCAGGAGGAGGCAATGCCCTACGCTCCTGAGCATATCGCAGCATGACCGCCATCTGGTCAGCGTAGCTGAGATTGGCAAAGTCCTGCACCTCTTCTAATGCTCTGGTCACGAATTTATTGATGTTTGCGTGTATGATGAGGTCGTTCTGGTCGATAGCATTGTACATCCGTTGCAGACTGATGTTCTCCTCCGGTACTCCTGCAAATGGGTCAAGTTTCAGCTTAAGTACCACTAAGTCCTTGACCTCTGAATCGTTGAACTTCTTGCCTGCAAGTTCAATCTGAGCAGCGTTGATGATAGCCGGGTCAACCTTTGCATTGACCATAGATGTAAGCTCGTCTACCAAAACCTTGCCCGATAGCATATCAAAACGCTCAGGAACTGGAATGTATGGCAGCAGCGCACGGATGTCGCTGGTCACACCTGAGTACCTCCACGCACAGATATCGTAGATGATCTCGTCCATAATGCGCACTATGTCCTCAGCTATGCTATGCACGAATGAGTACAACTCCTCACGGTCAACTTGCTTGGCTACTCCTGACTGACTCAGCGGTGTCTCAGCAAGGAACTCCATGTTAATTGCACTCAAAGCATCATAGATATGCTGGCGAATGCGCTCCTCCTGAAGCTTGGCGATATCGGTCTGCTTCTGCACGTAGCCGATTGGAGGCGTAGGTATTGCAGGCTCTCCAGCTCTTGGTGCAGGTAGTACCAGATGCTCAAAGGGATTGAGTGGCAGTAGTCCTTTGCCTGAGCAAGACGGACACTTGATAGGTGCTGAGTTCTCCTTTGGTATTTCTCCAAGACCTTTACATCGACCGCACTGCTGAGGCTGCATCGACCACATGGTCGAGTGGATATGCTGCACAATCTCTGCCTGCAAGTCACTGTACTCACGCAGAGCCTCGTTCATCTTCGGCACGATACCACTGATGCGTGACTCATACAACGCACGGTCCTTATAGTTCTCGATGATCATGCCGTAGAGATGGCGCACTGGGATATATCCCAAAGTATTCGGCATCTGAAACACCTCACGCACTGCATAGTCCTTGACCTCAAATATCTGAATGATGTCAGGCTGAATCATCCAGTACTTGTCCTCATCATGTTCCTTCAGCAAGTAGTACAAGCCTTCCTTGTAGTCAAGCACATCTTCACTATTGAAGATCATCGGGTAAGGCTCGTAGTATTGATTGTCTTGCTTCTCCCAATTTGTCGGCAGAGTCAACACCGCAGCATTCGCATCGATGAGATACTGCTTAAAGCACACGCTGAACATCCAGTTGGTAATACTGCCGTTGCGTGGCATCTTGTACATGAGATACTTCTCAGGACTCTCGTCTTCAGCAATGACCGCAGGGAGTTCAGCAGGGAATTGAACCATCCAGTCCTGACTCTTGCGAATCTTCATCAGTGAGTTGTAGACCTTCGTGAAGACTGGCTTCGTGATAGGCACAAATATCTTCTTCCGGTAGTGCTTAATTTCGTCACTCTCGGCAGGTCTGCGCTGGTCAATCAGCTCACCGGGATACTCTCCATCTGCATGGGTCTCCAACTCTTCGTACATTTCTACGGCATCTTCGTAGTCCTCATGGCGAAGACCTTGCATCAGGTACGGTTCGAGGAACGATGGGGAAACTGCTGGCATTAGATAACGGTTCTTTCGGGTAAGGAATTCATCTTATGTGTTACCTTGAGGGTCGGCATATTCATCCGGTAGGATGCGTTCTTGCAGAACTCGTCATAGATGACTTGTTGCTGCTTGGGTATCATTCGTCCTCCTACTGAGAAGGCGAGGTATTGTTTCTTAATCTCCACCGCAGACATGAACTTCTTGACCGCAGGCTGCCAGTACGTTGGCTGGTATGGCATCGCATGAGGCTGATGCCCGACACTATTCAGAGCAAGGTTGAAGAATGGCTCATCAGGCTTGTCACCTGCGAAGCTGCGAGTGGTGAGCTTGCCTTCGTCATAGTATTGCCTTGCTCTTACAAATATACTATCTGAAAGGTCGGATTTCTTCCAGCAAATCCACTCGCTGGATAGGTCCACCCATTGCGTGATATCATCATAGGCTTCCTTCAGCTTGTCAGCGTTCACCCATTCTGAGATGCCCTTATCAGGGTCGTTCTTCCCTCTATTCGCCATAGTCCATTCAACGCCTTGCATCTGCTCCCAGAACTCGCTGAACTTAGCCATCGGACTGAATATCATGTCAGCATCAACGAATAATGTCTGCTCGTATGGTGTCAACTCGTTCAGATAGAACTTGCATACCAGTGGAACGGTCTTATCATCTCGCATATAGCACTCGGCAGGAGGCTTGATGATCTTGTCGAATATCATGCGCTGACCTTCGTGCAGATGACTGATTCCGACATCATCGGCAATCACGCACACCTGCTGCGTAGGGTCGGCTGACTTGATGCTCAGAGCTAAGTTGTAGGCGTATCTGCCGTACAACGGATGCTTCAAAGCCATTGTGATGATTCCTCTTAGCACGATTTATTGTATAGCGTTGGTTCGTTCACATCAATCAAATTGACTCTGCTCTGTGCAAGATTATACCTTCCGTTCTGCCCCCATTCAGGTTCGTAGTCCTCTGCCACGCAGAAGTATTGTGAGCTATTAATGGTCAGGTAATCGCTGAGAATCTGCAATCGAATGACATCGTGAGTCAATTCATCCACGTAATCGAACCACGCAGTCCGGATCTTGCTACTCTGAGCAAAGCTCCTGCTCCGTCCTCCATTGCTGAAGAGATACTCCTCGCTTACTGCCGGGTAGATAGGATTAAACTGAAGCACTCGCAAGCGTTGTACGAGTTTGAACGTAGTGGCAGTGCTTGGGTCACTGAAGAAAAATCCGAAGGCGAAGCCATCGTTGTTGCCCTCCACCCAGAACGAGCAATCCCATCCAGTTGTCGAGTAGTTTATGAAGTTTGTGCTGACAGTCTGCTCAGATGTGCAGCAGTCCGTGACACGCAGGTAGTAGCATCCGTCCTCAATCACCAATGGATACCCATCAGGATCGATGAGATCATTAAGTTTGAACTTCCATATCATCCGGTCTTGGTAGTAAGTGATGGGATGAGTCAGGTCACTTGAATCGTACGGCTTGCTAATGACATTCTGGTTCTTGTCAAGCACTTCGAATGTGTGCGCATAGCACATCTCTTCTATGACGATATCGTAGATGATGCCATCGAACAATGAATTACTTGTGAAATTCAGAGGACCAGTTGCTACCGTGTGCGTGTAGTAGACCGTGTAGTCTCCGTTTGCATTAGCCGTGTAGAACGTGCCTCCTGAATTGTTGACATAGACCTCGCCATCAGTCGAGTTCATTATGCTGAAGGTGATCTTGTAGTTCCCTGCAAGACTTACCGATTGCGATGTTGTGATGTTGTTGTTACTTGCATTGTAATTCATTAATTCAAATCCATTGACGGACTCTACATATTGCCAAAATCGACCATTTGCAATAGCCGTATTTGGTACAAAACAAATACCATTAGCAGTAAGATTGTAAGCTTTTACATTGTTAATTGTATATTCTGAAAGAGACAATGCTCTACTATTAAAAATCAAAGTAGGTGGTGAACCTGCTAAACTTCCAGCAATTATAGCATATCGTGTATCTATATTTTCTTCATTATTATTTGGATTTGTTATTATTAATGAATCATTGTATGTATTTGCTACTGTATTGACAAACCCAACACGAAAGTCCTCAACTATATTAGCTTCAAATGTGATTAAAAATAGATCGCCCGGTGTTCCCGGTAATACTTGCGCTAATCCGACATTCAAATATGCAGTATCGTTACTTGCACCATTTGCACTTTGTGTAAAATAAGTAGGAGTTCCAAGATTAGTTCCAGTTGTTGTATTCCACTCAAACCAATTGCCTGATAGCAAATTCTGACTCAAGTCACCATCAACAACATCATCGGTATATGAACTCCAATCACAACCTAAGAACGTACTGCACACAGTGTTTATTAACTGCACCTGCATCTCATCGCTGCCTTGCATCAATGGTGCATAGGCACGTTGGTCGTTGTTCAAGCATCCATTGAGCTGAGAGACACTGTTAACCGTGAATTGTATTGGCTGATTGGGTATATTAACTGCCCCCATTTTGAGTTGCTTTAGAAGTTGTAAGTACGAACTCTGCCGTAGCAGTAGTATGGTTGTATTTCATTTGTTTAATCCATCCAAATCTCGGTTGCTGACCCTCCATTGCAAATTGAATTCTGCCAGTCGGATTTGCTAAAATTACATCAAATTCACTTTGGCTCATTGGATAATTGAATCGATGCAA